AGACCGAATTATATTAGAAACACATAATGCAATGACATTATCTGAAGACTATGCTGTTGATTTCGGTGAAGTATCTTATCCTATGTCACCACAAGAAGAACGTGCATGGCTCGATTGGAAACTTGATAAGGGCGTAATGACCCAAAAAGAATTGTTGTTGTATTTCAATCCCGACATGAGTGATTCAGAGATAGAACAGAAAATAACAGAAACAAATGAAGAGGTTAGAAGAACCGCTGAAGCTGTTAAGCCAGAATCCCCCTTTCAGAGAATCTTAAATGCCTAATGTTCAACCCGCTGTAGATACTTTTACTGCGGAAATAAAACTGTTAGAAGAATCCTTTGAACGTGATTTAAAAACACTCACCGTCAAATTAAAAAAGATGACGGATACAGAATTAATACAAGCAACCTCACAATTAAATTTCTTTCAAGAGATTATAGATAGGGGCTATGGAGAGGCTTTAGATAAGTTTGATGGCGAGTACACAAAGATGTTAGCCGCTGCAGTAAAGGAAGCAAGAAAGCGAGGCATTGATCCGTTAGCAGGAGCAAGTGTTGAAGGATTACAAGTATTAAGGGATATGGATTATGAACGCTTATTAGGAAGGGCAAGTGCTTATGCCTCAGAATTACAAGTTCAATTATTCAGGGGGGTCTATGGCGGTTCTTCTATCTCTCAAATTACAGGCAAACTTAGTGAAACAAAATTAGCGAGTCATCAGTTGAATGTTATGGCTTATGACGGTTTAAAGATATTCGATGATATGAGTAGATATAGAGTTTTCAAAGGAGCAGATGTCAAATGGATTTATATGGGTCCACAGGATGCTTTTACAAGAGATGAATGTCAATCTACTAAAGACAACGAACCCGAAGATGGTTATACAGAATCAGAAGCAAGTTCTTCAGATACCCCATTTGGAGTTAGGGGCGGATTTAATTGTCGCCACTCTTGGGAGATAAAAGGGTTTTAATGAAGAATTTTAGACCCGATAAATTAGTCCAACAACGTCGTTCCGCTTGGCTAAAGTTAGGTGGCAAACTTGCTACAACTATTAAGCAAGACGCAGAAAAAGGGATAAGTCAAGACCCAGACGGGAAACCTTTTCCGCCATATAAAGAGTCCTATGCTATAAAAAAAGCAGCAGGAAAAGCCTCTCCAGTTGGTGCAGATAGGCAGATTTCTCCACCCAATCTTAGACTAACGGGAACTATGCTTGGGTCTATATCTCCACAAAAAGCAACAAAAGATTCGGTTGAAATAATTTATAGGGACGGCTTGAAAGTCTTAGGCAATGCCAATCCTCCAGCCAGACTTAAAAAAGGTAAGAGAAATATCTTCGGACTTAACAATAAGAATTGGGGTCATGCGAGAGATTTTATAGATGATGAGATTGACCAAAAGATATTGAAATTCAACCGTAAAAAGGTTTTTTTTGATATTAAAGTGTAAAACATACAAATCTTATTTTTTAAAAATATATTTTATGACTTAATTTAAGCATAATAAAACGAGGACAGAATGTCTGAAGATAAAAACACACAGAGCGTGAAACCCGAACCAGAGGCTTATGTCGAGCAGCCTTTGATCGAAAAAGCAGCATCGACAGAGATGGCAACTCAAAGCCAGGATAACTCCACAGATCCGCCCGACTATGGTCAGTTAGTACAGGAAAGTAAAAAGTATAGGAAGCGGGCACAAGAATCAGAAGAGAAACTTGCCAAGTTGAATAAAAGCATTGAATCAAGTAGACAGAAACAGATGGAAGAACAGAATCAATGGCAACAGTTAGCTGAAGAACGTGCTGTAAAACTCGCAGAGATCGAGCCCATAGTGGAACAGTTTAAACGAGATGAAGCAGAACAACGTGAATTAATTCTTTCTGATTTTAGTGACGAAGATAAAGAACAGTTTGGGGGATTATCCCTGACGCAACTTCGGAACTTACATAAAAAATTATTTCAAACTAAGAATAGCGTAACACCGACAAGCGGTACTCCAGCAAGATCCGTGAATCCGAATAATAAACATTGGACAGAAATGTCAAAGGATGAAAGGCAATCTAATTGGGGCGACATTGTTAAGGGTTACGCTTTACGAAAATAAGGAGTCTTTAAATGGCTAATTATTATGGATTTACGGGTGATGTAACCCAAAATTCTGACGTGACCGTATTCATTCCAGAACTCTGGAGTGAAGGTGTGTACCGTTATTTCGAGAAGGCTTTAACCTTAAAACCTTTCTTCGATGATTACTCAAGCTTGGTACAAGGACGTGGAGATACTCTTCATATTCCTACAATCCAGGAAGTTGCCAGTGCAGATAAGTCTGCGAACACATCGGTAGATTATACTGCTAATGTGGAAACCACAATCAGTCTTTCTATTGATCAACACAAATATGCTGCAAAGTTATTTGAGGATATTGCGATGGTTCAGGCTAATGAACAGTTGTTTGACAAGTATGCTCAATCAATGGCTTATGCCCTAGCAAAAGCTGTAGATACTAAAATTGAGGCACTTCTTCAAACAATCGGCACAACTCAAACACTCGCCGCAGACAATTCTATGTCTAACGCTGATGTTGAAACTGCTCTTGGAACTCTTATGAGTAATGATATTCCAGCAGATGAATGTGCGTTCTTTGTGAATCCGCTTATTTATGCTGATCTTTTGAACTCAAAAGCGTTTGTGACTAATAATTCTGGAGCCGGTGTTGGTTTTGGAAATGTTAATCCAGTAATGTCTACTGGTCAGGTGGGTGAACTATTTGGAATCCCAGTAATGACAAGTTCATTAATTCCAACGACTACAAGTACTGGAATTGAAGCTGGATACTTGGTACACAAGTCTGCGATTGCAGTAGCAGTCCAACAGAATATTCGTGTCCAAAGTGAATATGACGTATCCTATCTTGGAACCAAGGTGGTCGCCGACGTGATCTACGGAGCGGTTATTACCACTTCGAACCATGTTAAAGGAATCGAATTTTTGAATCCGTAAACCTGGACAATAAATATTGGGCGGTGGTTTTATTCGCCGCCCTCTATTAAAGGAAAGAATTATGATTGTATTAAAGAAAGGTAATCACTACGAACACACTACAATGCCTGATAAAGCGGCTAAAATGATGCAAGATGGCTTTGAAATAGTGAAGGGTAAGGGTTTACTAAGCAAAGAAAAAAAACAACCTAAAACAGCGAAAAAGTCTATTAAGAAAAAATAATAAGACAGGGCTCGTTCACGGTTCGTCACAACCTTAGAGATTAGGAGAAACAATGGCAACATCAAATTTACATAGATACACTTCGCAAGAAGCAAATAACCGATTAGGTGGAGGCGGTTATGATTACGTCACTAATGCCACCGTCAATTCCCATATTTATGTAGCTATTCAAGCATTATCAGTTGACTGCGTTATAACAGCAGCCACATCTACTGATACCGATATTTGGGACACACTTTCATCCGTTACATTATTAGCTGGTCAGACAATTTATGGCGAATGGTCATCTGTCCAGATAGCAAGCGGTGACTTCGCAATAGTATATAGGAAATCGAGTTAATCATGGCAAACTTACATAAACGATCAGTACAAGAGGCACTCAACGCCACAGTAGGCGGAGGATGGACAGTTAATTCTCCTGGAACTGCGGGTTCAAGTGCAGACGTAACAAATTCAACCCATTTAGCATTAGCAACGATGACTTCCACGATTGGAGTCTATTCAGCGGTGGAGATTTATTTTAACTTTGCGGCATCGGCAACCGATGTAACCGCAGCAAATGATTTACCTATTCCAAAGAATACATTAACATTCCTTACAGTACCTCGTGGACTTGGGAATACGGTTTATTTCAATTATAACTCAACCAGTACAACTACTGGTGCAGTCAAAGTGGTGGAAATCTAATGCAGAGTTCAATGCTTAAAGCCATCGTTGAAGACTTCGGGAATGGCGGAACCTTAGATGGTGATGTAACAATCACTGGTGACTTGACCGTATC